AGGAAACGCTGGACAGCCTCGGGGAGGCGTTCAGCGCAGCCGTCAAGGCGGCTGTCGCGGCGATCAAAAAGCAGGCGAAACCATGATGATCATCGACCCGCCCGTTACGCCGTTCAGCCCGGAAGCAGAGCTTCGCGCCTGGCTTGAGGCGCTTGCCGAGATGCCGCAAGAAGACCCGGCGGTGATCGATGCGACGGCGCAGGCGCGCGCCTGGCTGGCAGGCGCGGAGGGGTGATCAGGCATCTCCATTCCTAGCGGTGGCCTTGCTGCGCTGGTGCAGCGTTGCCGCCTCATCAAGCAGCGCACCTAGGCTTTTCCCAGTGCGCTCTCTCTCCGCCGCCAGGTAGCGCGCCGTCTCCGGCGCCACCTTGGCGGCGATCTGCACTTTTTTCTTGCCCGCCGGGAGCGGCGGGCGGCCGACTGGGTTGGCCATGGTTCTACTGTTTGCGCCCAAACCAAGCCTCAACCTCCGCAATGCCCGCATCGGTCACGGCCATGTGCCAATACTCTTGGCTGTACGGGATGCCGGTTGCTTCATGCACTGGTCTCTCGATTTCTATCAGGCCGGCGTCCTCCAGTTCGCCCAGGCAGCCGCAGGTTTCCGTAAAGTGGCGGCCGGCTTCGTCGCGCTCGCATAGGGTTGCCAGGGTCTCGATCAGGTCTTGTTTGCTCATTTTTCTCTCCGGCTTTGGTCGGGGCCCTTCCCCTTCCTGTAATTACAGTATAGCTGATATTATCTGAGATGCAAGAGTTTCGGAAAACTTTTTTCCTGCCGCCCTGACAACTCCTTGACATGAACTTTTCCAAATCGCTTGGCTACCCTGCCGAGCATGGAAAAGTCTAAGCACGCCCCCCTCTACCTCGAAGCCCCCGCGCCCACCCTCTCGCCTGCGCAAGCCGGTGATGGCCAGGCGCGTCAGCGCACCTTCTCTGGCATCGCCTACTCGGGCGAGCCCATCAGATATTGGGGTTCGCCCCTGGTCATCGACCTGGCGAGCCTGATCCTGCCTAACCAATGCCCGGTCCTGATCCAGCACGACCGCGATAAGCGCGTCGGCGTCTGCACCCTGGCCGTGCGCGACGGCGCCCTGACCTGCGACGGGTATCTGCTGGCCAACGAGGACGCGATGGAGCTGGCCGCGGATGCGGACGGCGGCTTCCCCTTCCAGCTTTCGGTGCACGCCGAGCCAGGCTCGGTGGAGGAGGTCAACGCTGGCACCCAGGTCCAGGTCAACGGCCGCGCCCTCGCGGGGCCGCTGGTCATCTACCGCCAGACCCGCATCCGTGAACTGTCCTTCACGCCCACCGGCGTCGATTACCGCACCGAGGCGCACGTCCTGAGCGCCACGCCCCTGTCCTCCGCCCAATCCCCCGAGGCCCACACCATGCCCGATCCTAATCCACTGGAGTCCCAGGTAGCCGACCTGGCCGCGCAGGTCGCCGATCTGACCGCGCAACTGGCGACCGCCACCACCCGCGCTGAGGCCGCTGAGGCAACGCTGTCCGAGCTGCACCGGGCGACTCGCCTGGCGGCCGTGATGGAAACCTTCAGCAAGCTCGGCCGGCCGGTCGGCGAGGCCGAGACCGCCGTCTACCTGGGGTTGCCGGATGACGCCTGGGCCCAGGTCGCGAAAGACCTGCTCGCGTCCAAACCCGCTGCCCCTGCGCATCTGTTCTCGGAGCAGGCCACCGGCGACCCCGCCGCACCGCCGCCCACCCCATCGCTCAACCTGTCCGCCATCTATGCCGCCCGTCGTGAGGTGACCCAATGACCACTATGGCCGCCCGCACGGGCGAATTCATCCTGTCCGAGGCCCCCGCCACCCTGAGCCGCGAGGCTGTGGTGATCGCCTCCGGGGCCGGCGCCCTGGTGGCCGGCTCGGTCCTGGGCCGCACCACCAAGCGCCAGGCCGCCGCACCGATCCCGACTATCGTCGGCACCGGCACCGGCGTCATGACCGGCCTGACCTTCGGCCCCGACGTCCAGGTCGGCAGCTACGTCATCACACTGGCCGCCACCTCCGCGACCGCCGCCTTTACCGTGGTGGCCCCGGATGGCACGTCCCTGCCGAACGGCGCTGTGGCCACGGCGTACAAGTCGAACCACCTGTCCTTCCTGATCGCCAATGGCGGGACCATGACCATCGGCGACGTGTTCACCGTGGTCGTCACCGCGGCGGGGACTCCTGTCCTGGTCGGCACCGGCACCGGCACGGTCTCCGGCATCACGCTGGGCAAGTACGCCAAGCACGGCACCTACAAGGTGCGCCTGACGGCTACCAGCGCCACGGCCCTGTTTGAGGTGATCGATCCCGACGGCCAGGTCGTCGGCACCGGCAACGTGGCAACCGCGTTCACCTCCGACCACGTCAACTTCACCCTGGCCAACGGCGGGACCATGACGCTGGGGGACTATTTCAACATCATCGTCGCCGGCTACACCGCCCCCACCGCGGCCCTGTGGGACCCGCTGTCGGTGACCGGGCTTGGGGATGCCTGGGGCGTCCTGCTCGCTGCCACAGACGCCACCAGCGCGGCCAAGGATGCCGTGGCCATCACCCGGCTGGCCGAAGTCGCCACCGACAAGCTGGCGTGGAAATCCACCGTCACCGCCGCCCAGAAGGCCGAAGCCTATCGGCAACTGGCCGCCTCCAACATCGTCGCGCGGAGCTAAGCCATCATGCCCATGGTCGATCCCTTCACCCCGTCCGCCTTCACGCTCACCGCGTTGACCGCGGCCATCAATAACCTCAAGTACGCCCCCCTGCGGCTGTCCGGCTTCTTCGAGGAGTCCGGCATCAGCACCTTGCAGGCGGCCGTGGACATCCAGGACGGCGTACTGTCCCTGGTGGACGTGGCCCCCCGCGGGGCGCCTGGTGACCCGGTATTCGGCCCTGCGCGCAGCGCGATCCCGTTCATCATCCCCCACCTGCCCGAGCGCGGGCAGATCCTGGCGGATGAGGTCCAGGGCGTACGCGCCTTCGGCTCCGAGAACATGGGCGAGGTCCTGACCACGCGCCTGAACGAGCGCCTGATGCAGATGCGCCGCAACATCGACTACACCCTGGAGTCGCACCGGCTCTCGGCACTGATGGGCAACTATATCGACGCCAACGGCAACAGCGTCAGCCTGTTCACCACCTTCGGTGTGGCGCAGCAGGATGTGTCCTTCGTCCTCGGCACCAGCACCACCAAGATCCGCAGCAAGTGCCTGGCGGCGATTGGCTACATCGAAAACGCCCTGGACGGCGTTCCGTTCTCCGGCGTGCGTGCCCTGTGCGGCTCGACGTTCTTCGAGAACCTGATCACGCATACCAACGTCGAGGCCACCTTCCTGAATCAGGCCCAGGCGGCGGAGCTGCGTAATGATCCGCGCCAGGAACTGAACTTCGGCGGGATCGTCTTCGAGCGCTACCGCGGCACCAGCGCGGTCAAGGTCGGCGACAACGACGCCTATGCCTTCCCGATCGGCGTCCCCGGGCTGATGATCACCCGCTTCGCCCCGGCGAACTACAACGAGACGGTCAACACCATCGGCCTGCCCTACTACAGCAAGGCCGAGCCGTTGAAGTTCGGTAAGGGTTACGATCTGGAGGCGCAATCCAACCCGCTGAACCTCGTCACCCGCCCGGCGGCCGTGATCAAGCTGACCATCGCCTGAGCCTGGGAGATGGCCTACGCCTCGGCGGCTGAGTTGCGCACGCGCTACCGGCAGGGCCTGGAGGGGACGGACGAATTCGCCGAGCGCGAAGACGCCGACCTTGACCAGGCCCTGGCGGCGGCTTCCACAGAAATCGACTCCTGGAGGCCGCAGGGCGTGGTGGGCGCTGCTGGGGTAGCCATCCTGCGCGACAAGGCGATGACCCTGGCCAGGATGCTGGTTTACCAGGCCCAGATTGTGGACCCGGATCACCCCATCGTGCGCGAGGCGATGGAGGTGCGCGATTGGCTGCGCCGACTGGCGTCAGGGTCCGTGCATCTGCCGACCGACGGGACGGCGACGGCGGCTCCCGCTGCCCCGACCCGAACAATGGTCTATGGCGCCGACTGGCTGACGGATTACAGCCTATGAGCGGCATCAGCGTGACGGTGGACGATGCCGCGGTCCGGGGTGCGCTGGGCCGCATCCAGTCGCGCCTGGGCGACATGCGCCCGGCGATGGAGCTGATCGGGCAGGCGATGGTAACGGAAAAGGATCTGGGCTTCCGCGCCGAGGCAGACCCCTGGGGAAACCCATGGGCCAAGCTGAGCCAAGTGACCATGGGCCGGAGGCGCGGCACCAGCGCGCAGATTCTGCGCGATACCGGGCGACTGCAAGACAGCGTTACCTATACCGCCGATGCCAATAGCGCGACGGTCGGCACGAATGCGAAGTACGCCGCCACCCATCAATTTGGTGCCTCAAAAGGCGCCTATGGCCGCACCAAGCGCGGCAGCCCCATCCCCTGGGGCGACATCCCGCGGCGCGCCATGCTGCCGCTGGACAAGGCCGGCAACATCGCCATGCCGCAAGATCAGGTCCAGGACATCCTGGCCATCCTGCGCGGGCACCTGGATCGGCACGGATGAAAAACATCTGCACCATCAAGCCAGGCGACACGCTGTTTCTCGAATGCACCGTCACCGAGGACGATGGGACGACGCCGCTCAACCTCACCGGCTGGACTATCGCCAGCCAGGTGCGCACCAAGCGTGGTCTCCTGCTCGCGGATTTGACGGTAGATCTGCACACCCCAGCGTCAGGGCAATTCAGTCTGCGTACCGACGCAACCGCAACCTGGCCGACAGGAATGGCGGAAATGGACATTTCCTATACCGATTCTGGCGGGCGGGTGATGTCTACCGAGACGCTGATCCTCCATGTTGAGCACGATGTGACGCACCTATGATCACCATCATCGACACGGTGCGCATTGCAACCATCGGGAGCCCAGGGCCCCAGGGCGAGCCCGGCGTGGCCGGCATCTCGACCGATGTTGGGAACATGGCCGTTCTAGGAACGGACGACCTGATTTTTGTCCCCGCCGCTGCCGTCTCAGGCGTCGAAGAAGCCCCATTGGTTGGAGGCCCTTATGGGCGCCAAGCCGCCGCGTGGGTCGAGGCTGTTGGCCCGGCGGGTCCAGCGGGGCCTGCCGGATCGGACGGGATTGACGGAGCCCAAGGACCGCAAGGGATTCAGGGCCCAGCCGGAGCAGACGGAGCCCAGGGCCCGCAGGGCATCCAGGGGGCCGCCGGAGCGGATGGTGCAGACGGCGCACAAGGGCCGCAAGGCATTCAGGGCATTCAGGGCCCTGCTGGCGCCACTGGCGCACAGGGCCCCGCCGGACCGTCCGCTGTCTCCACTGACGCTGGCAATACCGCCACGCTCGGGACGGACGACTTGATCTATGTCCCGGCGGCGGGCGGGGGCGTTGGCTTTAACATTCACCCGTTCCTTTTGATGGGAGTATGAGATGGCGGAAACCTACAAACCATTCGGCCAGAGCAACCCGTCAGCTAATACCCCAACGACTCTTTACACTGTACCGGCAGCAACCCAAGCTATTGGTTCACTTATTTCTATCGCTAATCTCGCTGCAACCGACACGACATTTCGGCTTGCGATCAGAATAGGTGGAGAGGCATTGGCTCAGAAGCAGTACCTTGCCTACGACTCTCCCCTGAAAGCGAGCGATGCGATCTATCTGAACATCGCGCCATCGCTGCAAGCGGGTGACGTGGTGACGGTGCAAGCCGGAAGTTCGACAGTAGCATTTGGCATGTTCGGCACCGAGTTAACCTGATGAGCATTCGCCTCGCTTCGCAGCCTCGCTATCCGGTCCGGACCCTCAGCGGGGCACCGGCGACGGGGAGCGGTAACTGTTCCGAGTGGGGCCGCCCTGCTGAATGGCCAGCGATGCCGACCATCGGGGTGGATGAACAGGCGTTCGTGGGACTGGTCGCCATCCACAATTACACACAGCAGTCAGCGTCTTTGAGGTTGCAGGGGGCGTACACCGTCGATTGGGGCGACGGATCTGCGTTACAGAACGTCGCGACAAATACCACGGCTCAGCACGACTATGATTATGCGTCTATGCCGCAGGCGGTCACGTCGCTCGGATACAAATGCGCCATCGTAAAGGCAACCCCGCAGGCCGCTCAGAACATTAC